TCTTGGCCGTCTGCTCCAGCTTCTCCAGATAACGGTCCATGGCGTCGGTATTCTCATTTATGAGCTTGCCTTCGGCCGTCAGTTCCGCATTATAACCAGGCACGATTTTCATCAGCTCATCCAGGGTTGCACGCCGCTCATCCAGTGATTTGGTGTTGTCATGCAGCGTGGCCGTCAGGTTCCTGATGCGCTGCGCCGTGGTATCCTCGGTGTCGGCCAGGCGGCGGCCTACACGATCCATGACAGAGACGGTGTCGGCCGCCTCACGGGCCTTGTTTATGAATGTCGTTATGATTGAAACCGCAGCTGCCACGGCCGTCAGTATAGCACCCAGCGGATTGGATGCTATGGCCGCGTTCAGAGCTCTCTGCGCAGCTGCTGCACGAACCAGGTTTCCGGTCATCAGGTTATATGCTGCCTTGGCGGCCAGTACCACAATCTTGGTGGTGCTCAGCAGCAGGTTCTGCGCCTTCAGAGCTACATTACCGGCCAGCGTGGTGGCGTTGAATTTTGCTTTGGCCAGTATCAGTGCTGCGATAGCGGTTATCACCGGTTTGGTGATCTTGCGGTACTCGATCATGAATGACAGCACCCTGGCGCCGTTGATGGCCACCTCGTTCCAGCGCTCCTTGACAGGTATCAGGGCCTGACCCAGCTTAAGCTGCGCGTTCTCCAGCTCTACCGATGCACGGGTGGCGCGGTCGGCGGCCGACTCATAAGCCTCGCCTGCAGCTGCCAGTTGACGGTCCACGATGGCTGTCACGCCGGTAACGAAATCACCGGTCTTGGCTACCTCCTCATTGATCTCGGCGGCCGACAGTCCCAGGTTGTCCAGGATTGGCTTGCTCTTACGTCCCAGACCCATGATGATGGACTCCGTCATGTAATCCACGCTCTGTCCTGTCTCCTGGGCTTTCATCTGGGCGTATGTCAGATACTTGCCAAGGTCATCCAGCGGAATACGGAAATCACGCGCCTTGACGGCGGCTTTCATCAGCTCAAAGTCATTGACGGTACCTTTGGTGGCGGCCCGCAGCTTATCCAGCAGATCCGGACGGTCCAGCTTATCAAAGGCCCGCTGCACGCCGTCGGCCGACTCGGCCATGGTGATGCTCTCACTGGCAAACTCCTTGGCCTTATCGAATAACCGGGTCAGGGCTGTGGACCACAGGTTAGCCAGACCCGCACCCTCCACGATATTCCTGGTATCAAATCCGGAACTCTCCATCTTGAGGTCCGACATACGTTTCTTGGTCTCCACCAGCTGCGCGTTCAGAGTCTCCCACTCCTTGGGATGCAGGGCTCTGCTGGTCTTATCCAGCTGGCGCTGCAGGTCAGACGCATGACGCCTGAGCTGTGACATGCTGAGATTGGCCGTACCCATCTGACGGGACAGCAGCTTCATCTTGTTGGTGTTATCCTGGATAGTGGCGGAATGCGCCTTGTACTCGCCGGTAAGTTTCTTGATCTCGGCGGCGTTCTTACGCGGATGCTGACGCAGATCCTTCAGCTCCTTGTTAATCTCTCTCTGGCGGTCTCTAAGGTTCTGTGACTCCTTGTCAAGCTTGTGGTATTCCTGCTCGGCTTTGGTGGCGTTCAGATCCAGGACCCAGGTGATATAATCTTCCTGTAACTGTTGCTTTCCCATAAAAAACGGATGTTACTTTATCCAAAAGTAGCACCCGCATATATGACCTTAAAGGACACCGGATCTATGACCTGTCCATCACGGAGCCGGCAGTGTTACGCCACAGGAAACTGATGATCAGATACCCTATCCACAGAACGGTGAACAGGATCCACACCGGAACTATCACGCTGTCCCAGATGCGGCCGAAAGAAAACGGCTCATGACTGGACACAATAAGAGCCGCCCAGGTGATGATGATCATCATCCGGGAGGCGATGTATGACTTTACGCCAGTATGGTCTATGAATCTCTTCTTTGCCATATCTCCAGCTCTTTTGTGCAATTATATAACATTTTGAGATAAAAAACAAGTATTACTGGGCTGCAGACGGACCGGCCGCCTGGATCTGAGCATGGATCTGACGGCGCAGATCCTCCGTAAGGCCAAACTTAAGGTCTCCCAGGGTGTCATGATACAGTATGCCCCATACCACCCGGTTGTACAAGGCCAGAGCCTTGGATGCTCCGGCGCGTATGTCACGGCTTATACTGATATCCATGAAACGCAGTGACGTCAGGATGTTGAACGTGAGCGTGGCATGCAGCCCGGTGCCGCTTATGCGGAACGGCTGGCCGGCCAGCTGCAGCGCAATCTGGCGGGCGCGCTGCGTGCGGTGACGGCGCAGGCGGTCCACCTGGGTGTCGGCTATGAGCCGGGCATCACGCTGCAGGACGTTATGTATGAACTCCTGTTTTATCAGACTGTCCGTTATCATAACATGTTGTCACCCGGCAGGTTGTTAAAGTAATCCATGATACGGTCCGGATCAGCCTTGACTCCGTCTTCCGGTTTGTCCGTCATGGCAGTCACAAACAGAGCAACCAGGGCCAGTATTCCCAGAAAAAAAATCAGGCCTATCACCACACAAAGAATCTTAACAAAAAGCATATCTCAATCATTTAAGTGTTAGTCTTCATCATCAGACCGGCGGCGCTGCCGCTGCCGTCTGGGAGCCGGGAGCTCACGCAATGTAAAGCCGTTGTTCTCTATATTGCGCTCAAATATGGGAGCACGCTCCGTATCCCGGTTCCAGTATATGGTATAGCGTTCACCCATACTTTCCCGGAAATCTCCCAGTATGTAACCACGCCGCATAGCTTCATGGCGATAATACGTCTGCTTGCGCGTGTAGTTGAACTGCGGCAGGTTGAGCTTGGTGCGGCGCCCCAGCATCATGTCAGCACGGCGGCGCTCAGACTTTATCAGTGCCTTGCGGTCGGCCGATATGCGGCGGTACATGGCATGGAACCGTTCCGGATCATCCTCTTTCATACGGCGCAGCGGGTTCCGGTCAGACTGCATCCTGCAGCGTGCGGCCTCTATACACTGCGGCGGCATCCCATGGTTACGCTTACGCGCATAGACGCCACGCTCCACACATGTACGTTTTATGTTTACCGCACGCTTGGCTATTATCACCTCCATGTCTTTTTTCAGACCAAGCTTGCGGCCTAACTTGAGTATCGTACCCTTGCACAGCCCGAACAGTTCCGCTATTTCCTTATCCAGGTGCGTAGGATAAAGAGAGCGGAATACCTCCTCCAGTTCCGGAGTGAGGTAGTATTCCTTCTTGCCGTGAGCGCCGGGGCGCATAGGCACCTCATACTGCGGTGCACGGCGGATATCCCTCCTGGTTGGATTCCTACTCATAACTGTAGTGTAAAGATACCGGGGGCGTGCTGCAGCGCAAAGGACCAAATCCGATGCGTTGGCACGCCCTTCCGGTTGTTACTTATCTACGGTTTCTGATGACTCTCTCTGCAGACGCGCGTGCAGGCGGTTCAGGGTGTCAAGGGTCTCACAGAGCTGGTCACGCAGCATGGCGGCCTCACGCAGTGACAGGTGGACGTTCTCAGAGGGGATATCCGGATGACCTACCACGATCACAGGCTCACGCATGGCCTCGTTCCATTCCACGGTAGTGGCTATGCTTTCGGTGCGGTTAGCCTCATTCAGCAGCTCACTGATACTGAAGTCATCCTTACCGGACATCAGTTCCTCCCATGATACGGGAGCGGTCTTCTTTACTTTTTCCATGGCTGCGCGATTAAGAGGGTTAATGACAGTGAAAGCATACACAGAGGCAGGCACTCGGCCGTGATGATGGTGAGCACTACGCCCAGGGTGGTAAGGCCGGCACGCACGGCGGTGGCCTGGCTCATACGCATACCGGTAACGGCGCACACGCGCAGGTGATAGCGGTGCAGCGCACGGCGCAGCTGGTTAATGACAAGGGTTCTGATTCTCTCTCCCTGCCCGGACAGGGCGGCGGTACGTGGAAGTACCGCAAGGTTTTTTGTTCTCATAAGATTCGACATTTGGCTCGGAGCGAAAAAAGACGGCCGCCCCATCCCGTCGCCAAACGTCGAATCGAACCACGCAAGTGGAAAATGATTTGGATGAAGCAGCCGCCATTCGTGTATCCCTGGTCCCGGCGCTGCATGGGAGCCTTGGGTTCGGACAGAAAAAAAGTGTCCACTTCGCTATCGTTGTGGACCTATCGCTGTCCACTTGCGCAACAGGTTTAACCCTGTCGATTCGACTTTGGCATCAGCAAAGATGGGACGTTTATTTTAATTGTGCAAGTTTTTAGGCAAAAAATGTTGCAATGATGAGTTTTACACCATTTAATTGCTTTTTACGCCAATTTATTTGCATTTACTTCAATATCCGGCGCTGCAGCAGACGTATGCCGAATGCAAGGAGGGTAGCGGCACCTATGAGTGCCAGGACATCGGTTATGGAGTTGGCCAGGCGGCGCAGGAACGAGGGTTTTTGCTCCTGTGGCTGCTGAGGCGGTGTTTCCGTCTCGCGCTCCTTATATACTATGCTGTCATGGCGCAGGTAAACGGTGTCATGCGGTATCACTACCGGAAGGGACGGTTTGTTCTTGAGGGTGTGATGCAGCACGCCACCCGGAGTGATCCAGGCGTCAGATTCTGCCACACTGGTCTCTATATGGCTGACGGTGTCAAGCGTCTGGGTGATGGAACTCTCCTGTGGCAGTGTTACCGGCACAGTGTCAAAAACTGTCACATGACGCTCCTCATAACGGACGGCCACACTGTCACGTATGTGTATGGTAGGTTGTTGGGTCCGGCGAGCCGTACCACAGCCCGCCAGACTTACAACCACTAAACAACATGGTAATACTGCTTTCATGGCTATCTATTGAGAGTTAGTTTGTTATATTGTATGGAATTGACGCGGCGCAGCCAGCCACCCAGGTGGCGCTGCTGTACGGGGTCGTTATCCACTATGCGCTGCAGGAACTCCTTACGCGCCTGGCTCAGCTGCAGGAACAGCTGCTCAGGATCACAGCTGTTGACGGCGGCTATGGTCTTGGGGCCTACTATGCCGTCCACGGTGGTGCCGCACAGGCGCTGCAGGGCTCTGATGGCCGGTGATCCGGAACACCAGCACCAATCTACGGCCATGTTGGCTACGGCCTGGCTTTCTATCTGGTCGGCACGCAGGCGGTTCCAGTATTTGATACGCATTATACGCAGCCACTCCTCATCGGTGATATCATGCAGATCCTGCTTGGTGGGTGCGGGCAGGCCCTGCCCGGTACGCCACTCGGTGAAGGTCTTGAGGGTGATGCCGCACATGGTGGCTCCACCTTTGTCATAGAGGCTGTCACTCCAACCTCCTTCCCAGCTCTTTATGAACGGTACCAGTAATTCAATTTTCGCCATTGTTCTGATCTTCTGTATCGCCGGCAGCTATGTTCTGCAGGCGGTTGTTAAACCTTGCCTCAAAGCGTTGCATCTTGGTGTCGAATCCTACCTTGATACCAAGCAGCGCACCGCACAGTACCAGCAGCTCTGATACTATGGATATGGCACTGGAGCTGATATCACCAGGAGGCGGTACCACGAACAGGCAGATGCATGCGATAATAACGCCACAAGTAAAGCTGCAGACGGCCAGTATGCCCTGCAGACGCGTGTAGTCTTTCTTAGTTTTCATTGTTGCGGTAATCAAGTATCAGTTGTTTAACGTCAAGCAGATCCTGAGCGTCGATACTGAACGTCAGGGTCCACCCTATGCTTTTCAATTCAGGTGCGTTGAAGGGGTCCATCTGATGGCGGTCACTCATGTAACGCAGCCAGGCCTGCGCTGCGGAGTCGTTGATCATGCCGGCACGCATACGGTTAAGCAGATCCAGCGTGCGGTCACTCAGCAGCTGCTCCTCAATCAGGTCTGCAGAGTCAGATATCTTGCCGGCTATGGTGACGGCCATGGAGAGCGTGTCACTCCAGCTTCTTTTCTGGTCTGTCACGCTGACTATGGTACCGTAATCCACAAAGAGGAAAAGCCCGCTGAAACCGTTGATGGCGCGTCGCACCTTATCGATGCTGTCCCCCATAACGAAATGCTCAAGCTGGGGCAGACGTCCTGTTTCGGGCAGACCGCTGACACTGGTTTTGAGTGTGGCGTAGTCAGTGTCTGTGCTGCTGCCGTTGATGAAGATGGACTCCACCACCGCACGGTTCAGAAATCGGGCAAAGTATAACAGTAACTCTTTTATCATTGTAGTATCTTATTTAAGGTTGCGAAACTGAGGCCGCTCTTCTGGGCGATCTCGGTCATTTTCATTCCGGATGAGTGCATGGTCTGCACGCTCTCTATGAGCTGCTTGCGCATGAGCGTGAGGTATTTGATCACGTTCATCTGTTCCACCTGGTCCAGGTTGCCGTAACCGGCGCTGGCCAGTGAGTACAGCCCCTCGATGGGACCGGTGGCTATGGGTGCTGCAGGCTTGGCGGGGCCTTCCCGGTGCTGCAGTATGCTGAAGGGTGTGCGGGTAAGCAGGAAGGTGTCAAAGGCCAGGAAGTTGAGCTGTATGGCGCTCAGCGTGACGGCATCCAGTTTCTCCATGGAGGGAGCCAGGTCATGTGCCTGCTTGGGGTCATACAGTCCGGGGCAGTAGAGCACGGCGGCCAGCAGCGGCAGGGAGTCCGGCTGGTTCATGAGCTGCCGGGCGTCCAGGTACTGCAGGGCGGTCATGGAGGTGGACAGCATGTCATATCCGGTACTGACGGTGTATGCCTGGTATTTTTTGCCGTCGGCGGTGATCTCCGGCAGCAGCTGCGCGCAGAAGCAGGCGTTAAGCATATAACTGTAGGCGTTACGCTGCGCTATGGCACGTGCCAGCGGGTGTTCTATGCGATGCGGATCCATGGAGTGGAACTGCTCGCGCTCAGCACTGGAGAGTGATGACAGGATCTTCTCATCGTCATACTTGATGCGGAATATGAAGGTCACTTTCTCGGCCAGCGCTATCATATTCAGGACATCATCCTGGGTGCGCAGCTCATAGCCTTTTACCTTGAGGGCCTGACGGGCATACTCCACCTTGACCCTCATGGGTGGCTTACGGCCGGCACTGAAATCCATCAGCCCGGACACTACCTTAAGGTAGGTCTGCGGATCCAGCAGCTCCCAGCTGTCAGGGATGGTCAGCGGATCGCCGTCAGTTATGAGTGATACCTCGTGCGTCTTCATGGCATCAGATAGATATTGTCATCGGGTTCATTGAAACTGGTGCGGGTGCTGATGTTGAGGGAGCTGTCGCTATCCAGCTGCATCTGCAGGGATTCCAGGTCTGAGCGGCACAGCGCCATCAGATCCTCAGACATCTGCAGCAGACGCTGCTGCACGGTCTGTCCGGAGCGTGAGGCCTTGGAGTCACTGAACAGGTTCTTGATTACTGCAGGGAACTCCAGTATGTCAAAGCGGGTCATGGCCAGGGCCACGGTCCACCGGGCGGTGATGCGGTCCAGGCGGTTCTGCAGTTGTGTGCGGTCATCACTCTCCGGGAGTGCGGCCACCTTGGCATATATGCCGGCAAGGTTATCCTCGTAGATCTCACGCTGCAGAGGCACAGTCCGGAAAAAGAAGAGATAACTCAGATCTATGGGATAGAGCTCGTCAAAACGGGCGGCATCCTGGATAGGCAGGTTCTTGACCATCTTGGCCAGGCGTGTATCCTCCCAGCTGCTCTGAGCGTTGTTCTGGTTATTCTCCTGGTTATTCTCCTGGTTGTCAGACGGGGTGGCGGTGCTGAGCAGGCGCATCAGGGTGTCCATGGAACTGAAGTAGTTGTCCATGTAGGCACGCTCCATCTCCTCCAGCTCATACTTGTACACGTCTATGTTGTCCTTACGGCGTGATATGGTGTCAAACACCAGGTGTTGACGGGCCACGAAATTGGCTATGGCCATACACATGGCCTGGAACGGCTCCGGTGCTGTGGTTTTGTTGCTGATTATGGAAGCATACAGGCTGGTTCCTATCAGATCCGTCACGCGCTTGCGGGCGGTGAGGGCGCTGGGGTTGAGGTCAGCAAATGTCAGGTTGCTCTCCAGGCCCGGTACCATCTGACGCATGGCGGCCATATTGGTAAAAAGATCTTCGAGTATCATGACTGCTGGTTTTGAAGTCTGTCTTTTGGTTTCAGGTCTTCCTGGCGTGACGGGGTCTCGCGGTAGAATCCCAGACGGAACCCAGCCTTATAAAGAGCCGGGAAGTTGAGGCTCAGAGCCCAGTTGAACGGCTCGGCGCAGATCTCATCATGCGGGTTGAGTCCCATCAGGTAGATGAGGTAGTTATAGAACACGTCGCTGCCGCTCTTGCTGATAACTCCCTCCTTGCTGACGCTGGATATGCTGGAGTCCATGCCTACGGCCGACAGCAGCGCCTCATCGGCACGGCGGTCATAAGCTATGAGCGCATCCACATATTCCTTGTATTTGAGGTCTATATTCTCAAATTTCCACTCCTCGGCCGCATTGCTGCCGGTAGAACGGAATGATATCGATGCATAGGCCTTGCCCTGGTTGTCCGCTCCAGACAGATAAGCGCCTACCTTGCGCAGCTCGCTCTTCAGGTAGAGTATGAAGCTGGACTCGCGGTACTCGGTACCCACCTCGATATCATTATACAGCAGCAGCGGGTCGGCCGGCGTCTTGGAGGCGCGTTTGCGGTTCTCGTCACAGATAGCCTTGATCTGTTTGCGCTTGGCTTCCACCCAGGCATCCGGTATGATGATGTGGATCTTGGCGGCCAGGCTGTTCTTAAGGAATGAGTTGATGTACTGGGCGGTTGAGTTGGATCCTTTTATATAGTTCCTGGATCCGTCAAAAGTCTCGTTACTGCCGTAGATACGTCCTACGCTCTTATCGCGGTGATGGCTTACGCCGGCATACTTGATATCGCCTGCAGTGGCCAGCGTGAAACGCGGGTATATCTGATACTGTGTATGGCCATAACCGAAACGGCCGACGGCCACATGGGTCAGATCCTTGTAGGGTATCACGTTGAACGGGGTGTCCGTGCGGCGGGTAGCCAGACGGCAGTGACGGTTCTCCAGCACCTCAAGGCCTGCCACATGCATCGATACACCACCCAGGGCGTGCCCCTTGGTCATACGCCATTTCACAAAGAAATCAGAGAAATAATAGTAGTTCTTGATGATGTTCTTGGCCACCTCGCGGTACCCGCACTCCAGGCCGTTGGCCTCCCAGCTGTCAAGCCACTGCTGTATCTCCGGCGATTCCTGATATACACGCACAAACTTGCCGTCTTTGAGCTCACGTTTATACACTGCCAGACCCTGCCCGTACAGTATGTCGCGCTGCTTGCGCAGCAGCTGCGGCAGCAGCCTGTTCTGCTTGATGTCGTTCTCTATCTCCTCGCACTCAGTATCGGCAGCGCCACGTGCCAGGATCTGGTAGCCGTTGACTCCGTACCAGTTCTGCTCCAAGTCTGATCGGAACATAGCCGGTACCGCCAACATGTCGTTAGGCTGAAACCTGTCACCCATCTGGAAGCCTATGACATTGCCTTCCATCAGGAACAGTCCCCTATTGCCTATGAATGATAACTCCTCTTTCATTTGAGCCAATCTATTTTATGCATCTTGTATCCGTCGTTAGGGAATGCCATGAAGCGTATCAGGATCCGGTAGCACTGCCTGGGTTGTCCGTCCTTATCGGTGTACAGGAACAGGTTGTCTCCAGCTACGAAAACCTTCTCGTCCGGCATCTGTGTACGCCAGGTACAACCCTCCTCTGTCTTGAGTGTGGCCGATGCCTGGTTCTTGCGCAGCGAGCACGGGAAGAACGCCATGTTAAAGTGTGCGCCCGGCAGCTTGGAGACCTCACGCGCCCAGTTCAGGGCCTCGATGCCTGACAATACTATATCGTCCGCTTCATTCATACCAAAACAAATGTATGCGCACACGCGCGAACACCAAAGGACGCGTTTTCCGTCATATTTCCCACGGCATCCGGAGCCGTGTCCGTCACGTCACGGAAGGAGCGGGGCGTGGTCCTTCCCGTGCGATGCGCTTTTTTGAGTGCGTTTTTGGTTGATTTAGTGTGCTGAATGCTATTTTTTTATGAAAAAACGTGATGTAAACAACAACCAGGATTAAATATTGCCGGAAACTATATTGTTATGTTCTCAGGCAGGTCATCCGGGATGGTGGAGAGTTCACCGGCCATTTTGTCCCAATAAAGTCCATGAAGCAGGTAGATGAAGGCGCTCGGAATCTGCGTGGTCAGTCCGGCCTGGCGCTGCAGCGGCACCTTGACCTCTGATGTCTTGTCCAGCTCTATGCGGCCGTCGGTCTTCTTGAGCGGACAGAGCGGTATTGCGCTGCACAGGTTACTGCATTCGTTCTCATCGATGAGTATATGCGGCAGGTGGTTGCTGCGGTCGCTGAACAGCAGCATCAGCAGCTTGAACTGCTGCCAGTGATAGACGGTGCTCTGACCTTCAGACATGAGCTGCACACTGTATCCGTAACTCTCCAGCTCGCGCTGCAGGGCCTTGGCATCGGTGGTGATACGTTCCACCTCCTCACGCTTCTTATTGGCGGCTCGGTCGGTATAGAGGATTATGCGGCTGTTGACCGGATCACCAAAGAACTCATGGAACTGACGCGCCAGTTCCGGCTGCTCATCCGGGTAGCACGCCCAGAACTCCTTGATCACGCGCAGCTCCTGCCCCAGACGTTTCTCCTGAGCGCATACCAGGCTGGAGAAATGGCCGGGGTCATAACCTACCAGGATCTCGTCATGCGGATCGTAGTATTTCAGATATCGGGCGGTCAGGATGAAGTGCTCGCGCAGATCCAGCTTCAGTATTGAGTCATACCGGTACCCGTCACTGAACTGATGACGCTCCTTGTCATACGCGGCAAAGAACTTGTTCACCACGGCCCGGATACGGACCGAACAGATGGATGACAGGAACTCATCCATATCCATGGAGTCTATCTGTGTCTGGAAGAACTTGGGTCCCAGGATATCCTTATTGACAAAGCTGCTCACACGCAGGTAGTAGCTGGCGTTACGGCGCATCTCATCCAGACGCGGCTGCCACAGGTTGACCTGGCGCTGCAGACGCTCCGCCTGCAGGCGTGCTATCTCGGCCTTGGCCGGATCCTTCAGATCATGACGTATATAATCCATCCTGAGCAGGTCATAGCGTGCCCGGTTCACGTGACAGGCTACGGTGGCTATCTCATCCATCAGCTGCTCGTTATTGTTATTCTCGAACTCCTCAAACCAGTTGTCTTCGCCCAAGTCTATGCGGGCTGTATCTGACACACCGGTGATGCCCTGGTAATAGGGAGACATGCGGATCTCTGCAGGGCCGCCACGCAGAGACGGGAACAGGCGGGTCTTGAGTTTCTCCCCTTTGTTGTGTTTCATCTCCTCTATGAAAGCATGTACGCCGCTGCGGCCGGCCACGCTCTCCGGCTGGTCTGATGACACCAGCTGCAGGTGATGTCCGTTCCGGAATATTATGCTGTGTTTGGGATATGCTATGGGATAGCGCGGAGGGGTGAAATGTGACGGCAGGTTTGCCTCTCCTATCACGAAATCTATGCCCTCCTGGAACATGGGACGTGACACGCCGCCTATGGTGATACTTGATGACAGATAGGCCTGTATGTTAGGCCATACGTTGGTCAGTAGAGCCACGTATGTCTTATGTACCAGGAATGACAGCTCGCGTGGCATAGACTGCATGACACGTACTATGCGCGGACCCATGACACGGTCTGTCTTACCGGCGGCACGGCCGGCTTCAAGTATGAGCACGTTGGGGTCAATGAGATTGACCTTACGCTGCATAGCATTAACATACTGCTCTACAAATTGCTGCAGCTGCTCCAGGTCAGTCTTGGATGTCTTCATACTGGACCTCCTCTATGTCTGCGTCTTCCAGCAGACGTTTCTTTTCATTCTTATCAACGGGCAGGCCATCTATCAGCTTGGCATAATAACCCTTGGCCGCCTTATGTGCGATATCCTTCAGGGACTTGGTGCGGAATCCCAGGTCTTCAGGTTTGGTTTCCGGAGTGAAGAGGAAGAGGATATCCTGTCCTGACCGCTCCGTCTCTGACATCTCGGCGGCACGGCGCCGGCATTCCAGGGCTGACTTGTAACACTCGCGCTGGGTGCGGTAATCGCCGGTGGTGGCGGCCATCTTGGCCAGATCCTCAAACTTATTGGCAAAGTCAGTCTCCCATACCCTGACCGATACGCTGCTGTCGGATCCAAAGTAGTTCAGAGCTGAATAGACGCGCTCCATGCACGCACGTTCACTTATCTGCACTTGCTGTACGGCCATGATGCGCAGGCGCAGCTTACGCGCAGCACGTGATATGTTGCGCTCGGTCTCATAGATCTCTGCAGCCCAGGTCATCTGTCGCAGGAACAGCTTCAGTTCTTCAGGGATTCCTTCTCCCTTGCCGCCGGTCAGATAGGCGGCTATCAGATCCGGATGTATCTTGGATAGTTCAGTCAGATAATTCATACTCCAAACAGTTTATATCGCAGTTCTGATTCATGCAGCGCATTCTTGTATTCCTGGAATGCCTTGACAGCATCAGGATCTCCAGTCAGGGCCTTCTCCATAAGCTTACCAAGCATCTGTTCTTGTCTGAATAACACGCCTTTCATATACGATTCCTGATAGACGTCTCCCGGAGTATCAATACGGATCAGCAGAATCTGCTGTTCCAAGCGCGTCAATCCAAGCATACGGACTATGCGCGTAGTGGAAAAACCTTTCTCGGCCAATTCAGCAACACGCGCCTGATAGTCATCGCTCAGAGTCACCTTGTCCGGGACATCAGGAAGCGGAGGTATGGCGTTATTTTTCTTCATCTGATTGCAGTATTGATTTGTACAGATCCTGACGGCGGCGATGCTCGCGCAGCAGCTTCAGATCCGAATCGTGGCGATCCTTACGTTTAGGATCCTTGATAAAACGTGAGTAACGCTTCACGTTATAGCAGCAGTTGGAGTATTCCTGCAGGAACTGTTCCGGATCCTCCCGGCGCAGACGCTCCAGCTGTGCGCGCTCGGAACGGTCGGCAGTCAGAGGATGCTCGTAGAGCCACTTGCCGGTATCATTGAAACTCTGCAGCTCGGCAAAAGCCTGGAGGTTACGGACGCGCAGTGAAGCCATCTCCAGAATGTCACGTTCAGACGGGTTGGAGTCAAGAACCTGGTTCAGCTGGTTCATCTTACGAAAGGTGGCCACTCTGTCATTATAGATGAGAGTGGCCATCTGTACGTCCGTATCAAACAAGTTGTCCCAGTCTATTCTTGGGTACTCTTGCTCTTTCCTGACTTTTTTTTTGCCTCTTCGTCTGCGGCTGCTTCAGCTGAGGATTCCTCCTTGGCGCCCTCTGCCTCTTCGTCTGCGGCTGCTTCGGCTGAGGATTCCTCCTTGGCGCCCTCTGCCTTCTCGACTGCCACCTGATGTGCAGATATTGCCTCATCCAATTTGAGGCATGGATCAACGGCCAGTTCCTTCTGTTCGTCGTTCATAGCCTCGTACAGTTCTTTGGCCTTGTCAATACGGGCCTTGCAGTCATCATCGGCAGTTACCTCACCAATAGCCTCCACAGCCTCTTTGAACTCGGCGACAGCCTTTTCGTTAGCCTCTGCCTGGCGGGCCAGTTCACGCTCCGCCAGTTCCTTCTGTGCAATAGCACGAATCTTCTCGGCGGCGGAGTTGAAACCTTCGGTCTCCAATACCGAACAGGAGGCAAGTGCATCCTCCGGGGTTTTAGCCTCTGTAATGATCTCACGGATGCGGTCGCGCTGCGCGCGGTTGTAGCCGTCAAACACGTCGCGCTCATCGTCAGTCATGTCTTCGAGGTCGCTGTCATCCGGCTGCTCGATCTGTTTTGAATGATCGCGGCGGTTGGCTACAATCTCCTCGCGGGTGTAATGATCCAGCAGGGACAGGGTTATCTCCTCAGCGTGACGCTGAGGTGACAGGTCAAACTTAACCAGACGCGGATCAGCCGGCAGAGCCTGTCGGAACAGCGCAAGGTCTGCTCCGACGGCTTCCGGGTTGTTGATCTCGCGCAGTATTCTCAGTTTTTCTTTAGTTGAATACATGGCGATCTTTTTTTAAGCGGTTTGTACGCGTGATCCGAGTACCTCTACCAGCGTGCTGGCGTCAAGTACCTGGAATGAAATCTTACTGCCTGCCTTGGCTGTCCAGGTGGATCCACCGGCCATGACAAAGGTGCTGCTGTCAGCAATGGTAGCAAGCTTCTCGGTACCGGTACCAAGGAGTGTTATCACACGGCCGGCATCGCTGGCGGTGAGGCCGCTCACGGCGGTGATAGGTACGGCGTTGGATCCGGATCCTGAAGGAATTGATATCACGCTATTGTCTGACGGGATAGCCAGTGTAGCGCTGCCATCATGAACGGCCGGATCGGCGGTGATGATGCTGCCTACATACTTGTGGCTCTGCTCCAGACTGTCGTTATGGAAGGTGAATGTCACATAACGGCCGTCACCGTCGTTCTTGTTCTCATAGCTCTGCAGAACCATGGGACGGTCATAGCTGCCGATGATGTAGTATTCGCTCTCTGTCACGCTCTTATAGATGATGATGAACTTATCACCGGCATACTGCTCGATGAAGTTAAGCAGCTGGGCGCGCTTGCCACCCATAATGATGACAAAGTCATTACCTCCGGTTGTGGTCACATCGCCTTTCTCGCCCGTTCCGATTAAAGTAGGTATGGTATGGGCGACAAAGTATCGCATCTTCTCACCGGTCTTCATAGGCAGGGTGGATACCTCGCGGGACGCATTCGGCACCGGGAAGGTCTGGCTCTCATCTATTTGCTCGCGCACGTTGATAAGCCATACCTTATAGGCGATATCGTTACCTGATGTGAAGCGATCTGTCACATCATCAATGTTGCCGATGGCCATAAATCCTGCGGTAGCACACAGAACGCCTGTAGCGCCGCCGGCTGACGGATCCGTAAGGATAGCTATGACTGAGACGAAAAGCACCACCAGGCACAGGGTGAGACCGAGGCGTATCTGATGCTTGTGAACATATTCCGCACCTTTGAGATACGGATTGCGCATTTTTTTCATTTTATGTTTCATCGTTATAGTTATTAACAGATTGTTGAAAACCGGGGCGGCCGGAGCCGCCTCGGTATTATTCACTCACTCAGCGTACACCGGGGATGTTGGGCTGCAGATTTGCATTCACGGTGCGGGTACCGCCTACCTGACGCTCCAGCTCGCGGAAGCCGTCGCCGTCGGCATTCAGGATCACCATGATGTAGTCGCCTACAGCACTCGGAGTCCATGCTGCGGTCAGGCCTGCAAACTTACCGCTCTTAGCGATGGTGCTTGCGTTGGTGGTGCTGCCGCATTCGATGATGTAAGCCACACCTGCCTTGGCGTGATCGATGTCGGTGATGGCTGTTGCAGCTGTGTTGCTTATGGTCTCAAACCAGAAGCCGTTGGCAGCATCGGGCTTGGTGGCACCGTCGGTCAGGGCTACGGAAGGCTTGTTCATGAAGATCTGCTGGAACTCGTAGTTGTTGGCGTCCATGGCGGCCTTGGTTGAGAAGTGCTTACCGGTGAAGGCAGCAGCGCAACCCTCCTTCCATACAGACCATGCCTTAACAAGTTCCATATCATCCTTGGCCTTGATGTTCATCATCTCACCGGGTACGTTCTCCAGGAACTGGAGGTTGCCGGGGATATCCATGAACATGAGAGGCAGAGAGCCCAGATAAGGCAGCCAGCGGATAGGCACCTCGGTATCCGGAACGACGTTCAGATAAGAGCCGGGGCCCTTGAAGTCGATATCCTTGCCGTAAGCTGTGCGGCAGTTGTCCATCCACCACTGCTTGTGACGGGCATTCAGGTAGATGACGTGCTTGCTCAGATCCTCATCCTCAGAGAGAGATTCCTTGACGTCACATACGAACTCACGTACAGCGGCCAGCATGGTGCTGCTGGTGTATGACTGGTAGGTGGAGTCGGTATGCATCTTGATCTTAAACTCATGCACATAACGGATGAGTGTGTAGAGGATACCTGTTGATGAGTTCAGGTAGCTGCCTGCCTTGCCGGCTTCGGGTTTGGCATAGATACCGCGTACACGACGCTTGTTCTGCTCTGACTGTGCGGTCAGCAGAGAGTTGAGAATCATGTACTCAATCATAGACCACTTGATAGGATCTGAACCCTCCTTGTTCAGGTAGCCGATGTACATACGCTCGATCTCCTTCATGGGACCCCACTTGAGCTTGAGCATTACATCGTCCACGTGACCCATCTCGTTCTCAATAGACATGCTGCCCTTGAAGACGTCACCTGCCTGGTAGGCCTGAGTAACCTCTGAGAAGAATGCATTGAAGACAAGGTCATGATCCTGGATTCCGTAACGGACCGGGAAGAACTGGGTCATATCACGTGACTGAAGCACACGTGCAATAAGGGCATCCTGACGGCGTACCACATACTGGTCTCCTACCTTGGCGTCGGTGACACCGGTGTAGGTGGTGCTGAACTCACCTGCAGCAAGCTGAGCGGGTGACATCATGTGGTTCTCGTGGAGGTACTGATAACGCTGAGCCAGACTGGAGGCAAAAGCGCGAGCTTCACGATAGAAGCTGGACTCTACGGCGTCAGCATCATAAGGATCTGAAGCAGCACGCAGGTTGGCGGCGATGCGGTTCCAGCGATGCTTCATGGAGAATGCGGGATTGCTGATACCGAACAGGAAATCCTGTGTGGTACCGGGGCCGTTAAGATTGACTATGACGGCTGTGGTCTCTGCCGGCTGATCCGGTGCAGGATTCCTCTCCAGGGCGGTGACACGCTCTGCAAGAGAGTGGTTTTCATTTACCAGATTCCTGATTCTGCCCTCAAGGTCTGCAGGGTTATGCTCACTGTTCTCAGGCTCGCCAAGCAGAGCATAGATGCTGGCGATCTGCTCCTCTGTCATCGCTGCCGATGTTGCGGGAGCCTCCTCTTCCTGATCCGGATTGTTCATGTCATCCAGGAGCTCGGTGCCATACTTTTCCTTGTAGGCAGCCTTGACCTGATCCCATTCCGTCTGAGTAAGAGTCTCTTTGTTCTGCACGCGGGCGGTGAATCCCAATGCGGCAAAAATTGCAAGAAGTTTCTTTTTCATGTCGAAATTGTTTTTGTGTTTGAAAAAAGTATAGATAACAAGTCGCTTACATTGAAAGTGCAAGGCTGTTGGCCTTGCGGCTGTCCATACCCAGGCGGTGTGCCAGACTTATGGCATCCTCCATGGTCATCAGACCGTCTATCAATCCGCGATCGATAGACTCGGCTGCCATATATGTCTCACCCTGCATAACAGGATCGTCATCTGGCAGCTTAGAGAGAGGCTTACGCGCAGCGCGTACCTCATCAATGAACTGACGGGCGGCAGGATCCAGGAACCTGGTTACAAACTCCTCGGTCTTTCCGTTCTCCAGATCATCAAAGACCTTGTTTTTACGTGATGACAGTGAGCTCTTTACATCGAATCGCTTGATGCCGTTTTGTTCAAACCAACCGTTGTCATTATATACACGCGTCATGGTGCCTATGCATCCTATCAGGTCATTCTGTGTCAGGGAATATATATGTGTGGAGTGACAGCTTATATAATATGCTGCGGATCCGCACGCCTTTTCAATGAGAACCACTACAGGTTTGGTGAGTGAGCGCATGGTTTCCGAGAGCCGGTCTAGGTAATATGCCTCACCACCTCCGGAGCTGACATGCAGCAGATGGGCGATGATAGCCGGATTGGATTCGGCGGCCAGCAGATCCTGTTCAAACCTGCGGCTGGAGAAATACCATTTGCTGTCAAAGGTGATGACGCCGAAAATACGATGATATGCTATGCAGCCATCCGGAAGTTCAGCACTGGAATAGTCCATGGTAACGGGAACTTCATCACCTATGACTGACTTGATAGCGGCAAATGCTTCGCGGGATTCATCCTGGTATGTCTTCTCATCAAAGAAAAAGAAGCATTCAGTCTTATGTTCGGTCATCGAACCGATGTTATCCGCCTGATCAGGAACCGACATCAATTTATGCTTTGGTGTAGGATGCACAGACAGACAGAGCATGAGCTGACTCCTCAGACTCTCTTCTGTTATAAGCAGTCCATGTGAAGTCAGCAGAAGCTGTTTAAGGTATGGTATATTCATATTAACGGTATGAGTTGTGTCCTTCTATACCGCTAATATATAATGTGTAAAATCTTGTCGGAAGGACTAAAACGGGCTCTTGAGCATCCTGCAGGATATTTTCAACAGGCAATTATTCAGGCCTTTAATGATCTGGACTGTAGCCGGAAGTTCTCTGGTACCAACCTTTATATACTCATCCTTCCCAGATACCTTATATAACACGATAGCGGATGTCGGATGAGTGAACGGCTGAGGCTCAACCGTATCTATAGGATGGTCTATGATAAGCTCGTGACATTCTCCGCCTGTTCCGTCCACCGGTTGAGGATCCAGAGTGAACGGCTCGGCATGATACTGATGGGCGAAAGCCAGAAGATCATCGGCCGCCCAGGATCCGGACCAGTTCTGATCAGACAGCAGCTGACTGATACAAACTACACTGATTTTTTGCGATAATTCTTTCATTTTATCTAATTGCTTGATTTTATGATATTTGTATTCAAGAGTGCCAAAAGGACACAAAAAGGACAAAACACTACATCCGGTCGGAGAGATTTTTTTGCTTTTTCGGTGTATTTTTTCTGTAGCCTCTCAAATTATGGGGTCTGACCCTCATTCTCCAGCGATAGTAGTTCTTCTTCAGAGCTTCGTCACTGATAGACTTCAGCTCATACTGGGATATGAACATCATGATGGCATCTGATATCTCTATGCGCCGGCCGCTGGCCTCGTTACGCTCCATATACTCATGAAAGTCATTGTTGAACTCCAGGCGGATCCTCTTCTCTATGAGCTGGAGCCCGTGACGGCTGATATGGTTGTACCATAGAGGATCCTTTCCACATCGCCTGTCAGGCAGCATTATTACCAGGTTGCCATGACATGTGGGAGGAACGTCGGCCGGACGCTTCTCCATGACCTGCCATACTACATGATACAAGTCAGACTTGTCAGAAATCCTTATTGGCTCTGAATCGCCATTACCATATTTGGCCGTGTAGTATTCAGCCAGATACGGCTCGATGGAAATCGGGAGAGGAAGCATTTTCTATAATGGTTTTCATTAAAAGTCGTAACAACATAACAACATAACAACAAAACAGTTGCAAATAGCAGTAAATATACTGATAATAAACCAAATATCCAATAGAATTATACTATAATTATAGTTACATTTCGTAACAACAGTAACAACAAACGCCTGAATTTGGCTCTTTTTGTTGTCACGCTCCGGATTGAGCCCTCAAAAATGCACAATTTAACCATAATTGTGCATAACAACAGATAACAACAAAATGGCATAGCCGTAACAACACGTAACAACAGCTTTTTCGAGGTATTTTCATAAATAACATATTGAATAATAATAACATAACATAATAACAACAATTATGATTATTCCATTTTGTTGTTATGTTGTTATGTTGTTACGCTGTTTTCCGATTTTTTTCGCAAAAAATATATGTGTATTGGCTTTTCTTTAATTTAGGGGGTGCGGGGGATTTTTGGCCGGTTGGATGTGTATGGATTTTTCATAACTCAATCACAACATATCAACATATCCTGATGATTGTTGTCGGGAATAAAAAAAGGCGGGAATGAATCCCGCCTGACAATACATACGCACACGTCACATACTCAGATCCTGCATCCCCTCAGCTGTGGCGTCCGGATGGTCATCGGCGCGACGGCGCAGGTCTATATCGTAGGTGTCCAGGAATATGTCATAGTTGAATGCCATGCAATACGATATCTCGCTGCGTTTCTCCATGCGCCTGATCATTGTATTGTCCGTTGTGGTATATGCGCCCAGCGGGCCTTCCTGTGGCTCCAATCCTCCGGATCGTGGCTGCTCTACGGTCTCATAATATGAGAAGCGCCAGCCGCGCACGGTGCCAAGGTAAGCCGGATTGGAACGTAGGTTCTGCTCGATGGTGGACTGCGTGGTGCTGTCGGGGTTGTAGTTGGAATTGGCGAATTTAGTATATACCTTGCCTACACGCAGGAAAAGCACATTGGTACCCGGTGAGATGATGATAGATTGTGTCTCGTTCCGGACGGTGCGGATCTGCAGACTGTCCGGAGTGCCAAAGGCAAAGTCACGGCCCTCGATCAGCTGCTTCTGGTCTATCATGGCATCCATGGCGCGGAAGAATACGGCCAGCTTGTCAGTGCGGGTTATCAGATCCTTCTGCATGAGTACCTTACGCACTGCGATATCAAAGAACTCTCCATAGGTGAAGGGCAGCTTCAGATCCGTGTAATCCAGGATCAGCTTGCACATGGCCAGGAAGAGGCTGACGGTCTTCATCAGGCGGTCCACCTCACCCTGTATGGCGATGCGGGCCTTCAGCTCCTGGTAGCAGGCTACCTTGAGTTCCCGGAAGTGATCCATGACGGTAGGCCTGAGTTTGAGGATCTCAACCAGGACATTGGACAGGCCTCGCTCTTCGATATCCTTCAGAGTCTCAAATAGGGCTATCTCCTCGGCCGTGCGCGGTCCTGTGGGTTTGGGAACCTCGCATACTATGACGCGGCTCATAAGAGCATTATCGTCACGCTGCGGCGTTTCCTGGCCACAGATTATTACCGGAGTGAAGACCTTGTCATTCTCTATCTCACGGGCGCTGTTGGCTTTGCGTTTCTGGCGGCCGTCACCGTCATATACGATACCCTTGAGGGCCTGAAACTTGACATCTGATATGTCTTTGTTGTTGTATTCGTCCAGTACCACCGGCACATCACGGTAGGCGGACATCTTGCTGCTCATGGCTGCGTCAGTTCCGATGTTGAGATTAAAGATCGGTACCTTGGGATTGACGAACAGGCTCCGGATGCTGATGGCGATCTGGGTCTTACCGCTGGACATCGGACCCATGAAGAATGGAGCGGTAAACAGGCGGTCAAGAGCGTGGATGTTGCTTCTGAACGCCGACATGATGGCAAACAGCAGCGCCCATTTGCCGTTGTCATTGATAGCATACACCCGGTTCATCAGATCCGCCCATTTCTCGAAAGAGCATTGCTGGTCTGCAGGGATCTCTTTATACACCAGAGTGGATATCTCCTCATACTTGTCATTAGTATCCTGCTGGCCGGCATAGATATTGCTGAAGGCCGGGAGATAGTAGTTGCGGCCGTTGTGTGACACCACGCCAAACTCGTTGACTTCATCGAAGCGCCATACGCTGTCAACCTGGTGATAGATGCCGTTGGCAAAGGCAAAGAACATCTGATCCTCGCGCCGGGACAGTCCGTCTTTCTGCTGGTTGCCGTAGGTCTGCACCTCAGTGCATGTGACAAAGTTACGTGACATCCATTCCTTGATCCTTGTCCAGTGCTTCTCTTCGCCGTTGGTAAAGTTGACGGCCTCCAGCAAAATCAGCTCTTCCTCGATGGTGCTCTTCTTGAGGAGCGCCCGGCTCTTGACCTCGATATACAGCGGCTGGCGGTAGTATCGGCGGTTGATCTTGATCACACGCTTGTTGTTGTCGGCGTCATCACTCTGGATATGCAGCAGGGGTGTCATGAAGAAATCTCCCACTGGCTGGAATCCGCCCTTGTCTCCCTGGAACATGTAACATACCGGCTCGCCGTCCTGGTTTAGTTTGGGGAAGAACCGGCACTGCTGATACATCTTCTTGTACACCTCGTCATCCTCTACATACTGAGGCAGGGAGTCATAGTCTTCATCGGTGTCATTGTCCGCACGCTGGGAGGCAAGGACTATGCGCGTCTTGCGCTGCTCCAGGAACGGCTTGATGATGTCGGTGAGCTGCGCCTTGGTGAGTCCCAGCTGCTGCTGATAGAAGGCAAAATTGACGATGCGCACGCTATCCTCAGCAAATGATATAAGCTGCGCACAGCGCTTAATATACTCTGTCTTGTCAGATGGACGGGCTGACCGGAAAAAAGCATTGTAGCGGGAAATATAGGCATTCAGGAAGGTCATTGGTTTGGCCGCATCCGTTCCGTCTGAGTCGGCATTCTGTTCGACCACCACATCGATAGTCTGCAGGCCTGCGCGGAAACAGTCGGCCAGGTTCTGGACGAAGTCACATTCATGGCCAGTCTCGTCAATATCCAGATGTTTATTCCAGGTCTGGTATAATTGGTGAGCTTTGCGCAGCTCCTGGATCTGAGCCTGATCGAGACGTCCGGATATATACAGCGCCGGCATGTCATCACATGCAAGAAATTCATCCAGATCCGGAGTCAGCAGACAATATTGATCATCCTTGCATGTGTCGGCCAGCTCCTCCAGTCCGTGAACGCCCGGCTTTTCTGTCGGTTTAGCCGGGAGAGCACGTACTGCAGACTTGAATTTGGATGTCACGGATTCAATCGTACATTTGAACATCTTGGCCAGATCTGCAGCATAGAACAGACGCTTGGACTTGCTGGGTATCTGCGCGGCCAGGTTGGATAGCGTGATAAGGGCTGACTCTTTGTCTTCAGGAGTCTTGAGGTTCTTGACGTCAAGCACGCGGGTGAAATAATCCAGCCAGGGGCGGGTATTGTCGGCCACCCATTTAGGCATTTTTTCCTTCTGTTCGCGCGCTATCTCGTCCGGATCATGTCCGTCCGGCAGCAGCACGCAGCGCACATCCAGCCCTCGCGCCAGCAGCTGGCCACAGTTGGATATCGACGCCTTAAGGCCTGCCTTGTCGGCGTCATACATCAGGACTATGGTATTGGCAAACCTGGAGAGGAGGGAAACCTGCTTCGGCGTCATGGCTGTGCCGCTGCCGGCCACCACATTCTGTATGCCGGCGGCTACCATGGAGAGCACATCGAACTGGCCTTCCACTACATAGATGGTGTCGGTCTGTACGGCCGTCTTTTTAGCCTGGTAAAGACCAAACAGATTGTCGCCTTTGACAAACAGCGGTGTATCGCCTGTATTGATGTATTTGCCGGCATCCTTGACCGGTGTTACGTAACGTCCGGAGAATCCGATCACACGGCCCTGCAGATCCATGAACGGGAACATGATCCTGTCGCGGAACCGGTCATATCGGCCGAACTTGCCATCGCCGGTTATATCTGCAGCTCTCAGCACCTGAGCGTCATATCCGGCAGCCGTCAGATCACGGCCGGCCGTTCCGTCGGCCGGTGCGTATCCTACCCTGTACAGGGCAAGGATATCGGCGTTCTGGCCGCGTTTTTTGATGTATGCTTTCGCATCCTGCAGATGCTCCTGGTAATAAGATGCAGCCACATCCATGACCACCCTTAAAGACTCCATCTGACGGATCCTCTCTCTATCCTCCGGCTTGTCATCACGTTCCACCTGGATGCCCGCCCGGTTGGCACACCACTCCACCGCCTCCGGGAACGACATCCGTTCATGCTCCTGCAGGAACTGGAAGACGTCACCTCCGGCTCCGCACACAAAACACTTGTATCTCTGGCGTGTGCCATCGACGCGCATGGAGGGGTGTGTGTCTTCGTGGAAGGGACAAACACCTACGTAACTCCGGCCCGACTTGCGCAGCTGCAGGAACTCTCCTATCACGGCCACGATATCCGTGGCATCCTTAATCTTCTGTATGAGTAATGGATCCATCGTCCTTAAATTCTAAATTCAGCTGGCGGGCATCAAAGATATCCTGCAGCGACACATTAAAATACTTGGCCAACGCGCGGTATTCCTCCGGGGTGATCTGAGCCTCACCGAAATAAAGTGACCACCATCTTTTCTGTGACATTCCCACGGCCTCATAGAAGGCCCGGTTAGGACGGAAGCACTCCGGATCCGGGATGCACATGAGCAGCACGGACTTGGCGAGATTGTTTTTTACCACGTTGGCGCGCCGTGGCAGTCTGACCTTGAACATATATTGCCGGACCGCTTCTGGCGTCCTTCCCAGCTGCTTGCACAGATCCTGGAATGGCACATGATTCTTGATGCCGTTGCAAAGTATTTCTTTTTCCTCTTTAGTCCACATAATCAGTAGCGTTTAACAGTATTGCCGTCATGAAACATGACGGGATGAGGGTTATCCGGAGCTTGCTCCAGTATATAGACGCAGCAGCATTTGACGAACAGTTCCTGTTGTTCTTCCTTGACCTGTCTGGAGACGTCGTAGAATCTTCCGGGTTGGAGTATCTCCAGGGCTTGGAACACCTTCACTTCCATGTCGCGCCATACGTCACGGCCGACCTTGTCGCGGTAGGCTTCCAGCTCCTCAAATGATGCTGTTCTATATGCTAAAATGGGGTTGTTCACGACATGGCTTTAGGAGACACGCATAATACGCTCACTTCCGGAGCTGGAGCTGACTTGTGGCCATCTATGATCTGGTCGAGCATATTCTTGAAGCGGCGCGCTGCGTCGGCGAATCCGTCACGGTAGAAGAGCTCATAGAAATTCCTGATGAACTTCCAGTCTTCTTCCGTATATGGTTGCAAGCCCTTCTCCTGGCGCACTTTCTCCAAAGACTTACGTGAGGCCTCAAATGTTTTATTGACATCTTCATCTGTCAGCGTCACGTAGTCATGCACCATGGCGCGCAATACATCATCCTGTTTTGACATAATTCTGTTTTTTTTAGTAGTTAATTATTGACACCAAGCACTATGCAGTTGCCCTTTAATTCCGGATGATCCGATACGTACCGCTCACATTGTTTCGGCGTACCTTCATAAACAGCTTCCCTGGAGCATCCATCAGCAATGGGATAGACGGCGCAGTTCCTGCGCCGCTTCTTAAGGTTTCTGCCTGCCATAATTCAATTGTATGCATAATGAACCAGGTGCCTGGTAATTCTTTTCCTTACAGACCAATTCTATTGCGTGAAAGTCAATGGAGTTGGCCATC